TCATAGGTTTCATTATCAGAATCAAAATATCTACCTAAGTTTCTTACTCTAATATCAGAAGTATAGTCTAAATTGCGAAGAGGTTGGTTAGATTGGAACTTAGAGATGACACCAGTTACTCTCATCACGACCTTTTTGGTCAAATCACTATTTTCATAACCATAAACTACTGTAGGAGCAGTAATAGTGGAATTATCTGGAATTTCTACAGTGGTTGTATCAACACCATAGAATTGGTTTACACTTTTTGTAGTATAATTGAGTTTTTGATAATAAGCGTCTGTAGAAGATCCAATTTCGATTACACCTTCTGTAGAAAATCCAACAGTAGAGTCTACTGTGATTACAGAAGCACCTAAACCAACAACTCCGACATTTCTTGTTCTACCTGCGATAACAAATGTACCGTCAGTTAGGGATCTTTCGTCAAAACCAGTAAAAAGTGATAATTTGTAAAAATTATCTCTAATTTGAGTTACTTCAGAAATTGGACCCGAAGCTGGGTTAATTTTATCATCGTTAGGATCGTTATCTTGGAATAAAGTCTCACCAATAAGATTAAAAATGTCACCAGAGAGTAATTCTACAGAAATACTCTTTCTGCGAACATAGTTGGCAAACGAAGGTTTGATAAGATACTTTTCAAGGTCATTAATTTTTGGTTCAATACCAAATAATGCCTTAAACAAGATTACGAAGGAAGCTCTTGTTCCTTTAGACTCATATAAACTCCTTGCTTCCTTAATAAAGTTGCCTACATTCAATTCTGGTGATAAAGTTACACCTTCCAGACCAGGAGCATAAATTCCTTTTAATTTTCTATAAAATTCTTTTAAAAATAGAGAGCTGAGGTTATTGACAGTTGCGCCAGACTCATGAGTGGCAGCAGTAGTGTCCTCATAGGTCAAACTTGAGGGATCATTTCTTTTTCTGTAAGATGTGATGCCACTGAACCCACGAGTACACCCAGTAAATGAAGTTTGGGTCTTTTCAGTGTAAGTAATGATCTCATCATTGATTTGTAAGAGACCATATTTTTCAGGAAATCCATCCGTGTCATCTACAACGATAGTATCGTCAGAAACAGAGATAGAATTGCTCAGAGAGGCACTTCCTCTGATTACATCTTTGGTTAAATTATCTAAGCTGATGTATGCATCAAGATTTTCAATGATGTCAGCTGGACCACCACGGAAATCTTGAGAAATATAGTATTGTTCTAAGAATTTTGTAAAAAACGGATTCTCAGCAGTGGCAAACTCAGGAATAGTCTGACTTACCGTCTGATAGGTTTTAACCCGAGGACTTAGGGGCGAATATGTTTCGATCATCCTACTGTCTGATTAGCGTTCCGTTGGAGTAACTAGAAGTGATTTGATAGCCAATGCCAGAAATTTGCTGACCAGAGGAAATCGTGTCTCTCACGATATTTATCTTGGTATTTGACATGTCTAATGCAAGATAAAGATCCTTTAATCCAATCACATCGTTTGATTCGGGATAAGCCTGAATTTCGACGATATTGTTACCTCTAACTGTGCCATCAATATTAATTGTGTTAATAATTACTTCACCTTTCAGGTAATCTACAATACCTGCAGATTTAACAACAACTGTAGCGGGTTCACCTGCACTTGCTGAAGGTTTGAAGATAGCAAGGTCACCAAATCTTCCATCATCTCTAGGAATATCGGAAATATACACAGTAT